TAGCCTTGATCATGTCTACCCCAAATAGTGGTATAATTATGGGATGGACTCTGAAGAAATTCTACAAGAGCTAACTAGACTAATTAATGTTGTTGGTCCTGCTGGTGAGCAGATCTTTGATCTGTCTATGGGATACCAGAGAATCCTTTTCTTTGAAAAGTTCCGTGCCCTTTTAGTACAAAAGGACATGCTTAATGACCAGATTGCCCTTGATGTTTTAAATTGGGCTTACCAGATATTGTCAGAATAGGCTAGTCGTGGACATAGTATATATCTGCCGTAAGGGCGATAACGAAGAGCTAAGGTATTCATTACGATCTGTAGTTAAAAACCTGCCAGAGAGCCGTGTGTGGGTTGTGGGGTACAAGCCTGGATGGTATACTGGTGATTTCATATCTGTGCCAGACGTATCGTCTAAGTTCAATAACATTCACAACCTTATTATGCATATTGCATTTGATGATCGAATTAGTGATGACTTTATTATGATGAACGATGACTTCTTTGTAGTTAGGCCTTTGAATACCGTGCCTATTTACCACGGTGGACCATTGAAAGATAAGATAAATAAGTATTACGAACTAGCACCAAATTCCCCCTACAATCGAATGCTATCTAGAACATATAATAATTTAATTAATGATGGCATACAAGAGCCATTGGATTACGATATCCACATTCCTTTGCCGTTCAACAGAACCAGGCTTAGAGAAACAATTGTAATGAAGGGTTTGCCAAGATCAACCTATGGCAATCACGCTGGTATTGGTGGGGAATACATGCCAGATGTCAAGGCGTATTCTCGTGGTAGCAGGATGGCAAGAAGATCGCATAAGTTTTTAGACTCAGACTTGCCATACATATCTTGCGAAGACGAATCTTTTAAAAGTATTCTGGATGGCGTTCTTAGAGATATGTTTCCTGAGCCATCGAAGTATGAGTACCCCCAGTAGGACTTGAACCTACGGCCTTAGCATTAGAAGTGCTCTGCTCTATCCACTGAGCTATGGAGGCTGAAACTATTTAATCAACTTTGCGTTTTGAACTGTTGGCTTCTTTGTATAGCCTGAGCTTATTGCAATTTGAGCATAGTACATAACTATTGCTAATTTGCTTCTTAAACTCTACAAAGTCTTCTGGTGTTTCAATCTTTGCAATTGTTCCCTCAAGATCTGGGATGCTGATGTATTCCAATGCTGAAAAGTGTAGGTACTGGCTACACTGCTGACATGCCTTCTTCAGCCTAATGTTCTCTGAATAAGTCTTTGCCTTTTCCTGAATAGCCGTTATTGGCTTAGTTGTTTCCATTTTAACTTCTTCCTTATTTCCTAGATAATAAGAGATTGTGCCTCTTGAGCAACCTAAGATCTTTTCTATCTCTCGGTAGCTCTTGCCTTCATCCCTAAGTTTTAGTATATCTTCTTTGTAACTCATAGTTAAGCACCCATAATCTCATCGACAATATCAAGCATTTCTTCAATGCCCACTTGGTTAGGGATAACCCAGTCAAAACTGTAGTAGTCAAGATCAACCTCTGATGTGTGATTGTTTACTGGCTTGCTGCCTGGCTTGTTTATTCTCCAGATTTGCCCACCACTTCTAACGATAGCGTTTGCTTCATTTCTATAGCGAGTATCTGCAAAGACTACGTTTTTGTGTTCCTTGGCCCTAAAAAGTCCTTGGTTAACCCAGAAGTCATCACCAAACATTTCACGACCAACCTCCGTACCAAGACGCTGTAGCATTTCTCTAGCATCGCTAGAGAGACGTTTTACTTCTTCCCAGCCCATGTGGTCTACAGCACTAGCAAGAGATGCTCCATTAAGTTCATCTATGCGAATTCTTGGATCAAGTTTGTACAGTGCTTCACGAATAGGATCAGCAAAGGACACCTTTACAAAACCATACTTTTCAACAAGGTGGTTTGCAACTGTATCCTTGCCTACCTGTGCATATCCGCTGAGTCCAACAATCATTAGTGCAACGCCTTAAAGGTTTCTGGGAATGCAGAGTGAGAAAGATCCTTAACGGCAAGTGCATATTCCTGAATCTCTTTTTGTGCATCGTGCTCTAGTCTTTGGTCAAGGAATGTCATTACGCCCTGTAGAGATACAGTCCAACGCCAACGAACATACATGGCATAGGCTGGTAGGAATAGACGAGCAATCTCTGGAGCAATGCCATCTTTCATAGCCTCGTGATAGGTTGCCACGGCACTGTTAATGTTCTCACTAAGTTTGTTTGTGTAGTAGAACCCAACGCTTGAGTCAACTGGTTCTCCGCTACCCTGCTTGCTGTTCTCTGGTTTGCTACGCCAAGACGATGCAGATGGAACGTAGAACTCTTCCTGCTCTGTGATATATCTACGAGAAGATTCGTTCCAGCCGTTCTGATCGTCTACGTGTGTGCTGGAGACTGCGTACTTCCACCACTGTCTTGCAACAAATAGCGGTGCATAAACTTCGAATGTGAGTGCAGCGTGGCGGAACGGTGACGTGTGGCCTTCACGAATGAGGAAGCCAATGAGCTTTGAGTCTTTGTCGGTAAAGACTTCAGACTCTTTATCGTAAGATACACGTGCAGCATTAACGATAGATAGATCGCTACCGAGAGTGTCAACAAGACGTACATATCCTTTGTCCAATACATTGATTTGATTTAGCAACTATATTCCTATTAGATTGATTTGGCTTCTTCAGCAAGTTCCTGAACAACTTCAATAACATGCTTTGTGTAGTAAGAGAAGTGTGGATCTTCTGTTGCTGTCTCATTAAACTCTTTAACGAATACAGAGATTACTTTATCGTATGCGGTTAGCATGCCCTCACGGACTAGAGATGCAACAACAATCTCTTGCTCTGGTGTTAGATTGTCTAAGTCAAGGCTAATCATTTAACACCGTCATCAAATACAATCTTTGCAAAGATGTCACGGTATGGAAGGATTACGAGATTCTCTCCATCGTGCTCAATCTCTGTGCCACTATACTTAGAGTAAATAACTTTGTCGCCAGCTTTTAGATCAATAGCCATCTTTGTTCCGTCGCCAAGTGTTGCACCAGTGCCAACAGCAATAACAATGCCCTCGGTTGGCTTTTCTTTTTCTATCTTTGTAATGATAAGACCAGACGCAGATGTTTTCTCTGCTTCTTCAATTGGTTTTACGACTACCTTATCTTCTAAAGGTTTAATCATTTTAGTACTCGCTTTCTTGGTGCTTTACACCGTGCTTGTCATCAATATACTTGTGGATCTTGCGTAGTGCTACCGCCTTTGATATAGCAAAGCCTACCAAAACGAATACGGCATTCCAGAAAAACTCTGATACCATATGTTCTACGCCAAATGTAATTTCAATGATTGTGTCAAAAAGGCTCTCGCCCTCGTGTTCATGCTCGTGCATTACTTTCTCCTGTTAATTAGTTCGATTGCTGCCTGTAGGCCTTTTCTATACTCAAGTTTACCATTTTCTGGCAAAGAAGTCAATTCCTTTTGTATTCTTTTTATGAAGACTTTTCTGGACTCGTTTACGGCTTTCCTTGATCCATCCGCAAAGCCTTCTCCGTAGCCCTTAGAATAGCCTTCGTCGAATCCTTCTTGATACTTTTTCTTAAACGTTCTCTGTAGGCGATCTGCCCAGTCTGGTTTGTTCATAACTTCCTCTCTGCTCCCCCACTAGGATTCGAACCTAGAACGACAGCACCAAAAACTGTAGTGTTGCCAATTACACCAAAGGGGATTGGCAGTCCCAAGGGGAGTCGAACCCCTCCTACCGCCGTGAAAGGGCGACGTTCTAACCGATAAACTATGGGACCTTAGACATTAATTGTATCAAGGATACGGCTTAGAGTCAAGTTATTCTGCTGAATAATTTGGGAAGATCTTTGGTGCATTCTCGCACATGTCTTCTACAAGGTCAGCAAACGAACGCTTGCGGAACCAGCCAAGATCATTAACAGCCTTGCTAGGATCACCTAGAAGGGTCTCTACTTCTGCTGGTCTAAAGAACTTAGGGTTTACCTTTACGATGGTTCTGCCTGTGTTCTTGTCGATACCGATCTCGTCTACTCCTGTACCCTGCCACTCAATGTCAAAGCCGTAGTACTTAGCAGCAATCTCTACAAACTCACGAACTGAGTGCTGCTCTCCTGTTGCAATAACGTAATCGTCTGGCTCTTCTGCCTGTAGCATTAGCCACATAGCATATACGAAGTCTTTAGCGTGTCCCCAGTCACGGAGTGCATCTAGGTTTCCAAGTTCAAGGGTATCCATCTTGTAATTCTTAATAGCATTAAGAGACAAAACAATCTTGCTTGTTACAAAATTAGCACCACGCTTAGGTGACTCGTGGTTAAATAGAATTCCACTGGTAGCAAACATACCATAAGATTCACGATAGTT